GGCCGCCAGGTCCGCGAAGAGTTGGAAGGCATCGGCGATGCTGGCGCGCGGGGGTTCGGCCGTCTGTCGACCGAGATGGAGCTGGCCAACACCCGCCTCGCCAGCTTCGCCCGAAGGGCCGGGATTGCGCTGGCGGCGGTGACCGTTGCGGCAGCTGCGGCCGGCGTTGCGATGGTCCGCTCGGGCCTCTCGAACGTCGATGCGCAGGCCAAGCTGGCGCAATCTATGCGAACCACGGTGGAAAGCGTGCAAGCCCTGACATGGGCTGGGGAACTTGCCGGTGTGTCGATGGGCGAGATCGAGCAGGCCACCAAGAAGCTGACCACCCGGCTGTCAGAAGCAGCGACCGGATCAGGAACAGCGGTGGGTGCGCTGCAACGCCTGAACCTGACGGCGGCGCAGTTGCAGGCTATGCCGCTCGACCAGCGCATCATCGCCATTCAGGAGGCGCTGAACCAGTTTGTCCCAGAGGCTGAACGTGCTGCGGTGGCTTCTGATCTCTTTGGTGACAAGGCAGCGCTCGCGTTTCTACGGATCGATTCCGCCACGTTGCGGGAAGCGGCGCAGGATGTGCGCGATTTCGGTGTGGCCGTAAGCGCCAGCGATGCATCCCAGATTGAACGCACCGGCGATGCCATCGCGCGGCTCAGCCTGATTTGGATCGGCTTGACCAACCGTCTGACGGTCGCCGCCGCCCCAGCGCTGGAGGCGGTGGCCAATGCGCTGGCCGACATGGCGCGCAGCACCGGCCCGATTGGGATCGCGATCACAGCCCTGTTCGACAACATCGGTCGCCTGACGACCTACGCCGCGACCTTTGCCGCCCTCATGGCGGGGCGCTGGGTGGCGGGTCTGGCGGCCGCCGCCCTATCCGTGCGCGGGCTGGCCACCGGTCTTGTGTTCCTGCGCGGGGCGCTGATCCGCACCGGCATCGGTGCCCTGATTGTGGGCGCAGGCGAGTTGGCGTTCCAGTTCACTCGGCTCGTCGCGGGCGCAGGCGGGTTTGGCGCAGCAATTGGCCTGCTGAAGGATCTGGCGCTCGAGGTCTGGGACCGCATTGGTCTGGGAGCGGCGTCAGCTTGGTCGAAGATCGAGGCCAGCTGGGCGGGGTTGCAGGCGACCGTTTATGGCGCGATGCAAACATCAGTGGAGGCGATGACCAGTTTCGGCAATTCGGCGGCGGGCATCTTCAAGGGTGCCTATGAGGCAGTGAAGGCGATCTGGGGTCAGTTGCCCGGTGCGATTGGGGACTTCGCGTTTCAGGCCGCAAACGGGCTGATCGGTGGCGTCGAGGCCATGCTGAACGGCGTGGTCACCCGGATCAACAATTTCATCAACGCGCTGAATGGCGCGCTGGACCTGCTGCCCGATTGGGCCGTGGGCGAAGGAGGTGTGCGGATCGGCACGCTGGATCCAGTGGCGCTGGGCCGGATCGACAATCCTTTTGCGGGATCCGCCGCAGCTGCCGGAACCGCTGCTGCAGAGGCCTTCTCTGCCGCGATGGCGCAGACTTATGTGACCACGCCCGACCTTGGCCTGAACGGGATGGCGGAGGACGCGACATTCCGAGCCGAGGCGTATCGCGAGGCTTCCGGCATGTTGGCCGATGCAGCCGCGCGCCCGATGCAAAGCTGGCAGGCATTGAAAGACGCTGTTGCGGGCGCAGGCACAGAGGGCGAAGCCGCACTGAACGGAGCCACCGATGCCGCCGACCGGCTGGACGAGTCCGTGACAGAGGCTGGGCGTGCCGCCGGTGGGGCGGGTGCCGCAGCAGCCGCAGGTGCTGAAGTGGCCAAGACCGGATGGGAAGCAGCAGTTGCGACCCTCGCCGACTATGCCGCCAAGGCCCGCGACATCGGGGGTGATATCGGAAATGCGCTGGTCAGTGCTTTCACATCGGCGGAAAATGCCGTCGGCGAATTCGTCAAAACCGGCAAGCTGGATTTCCGCGACCTTGTCACATCCATGATCGCTGATCTGGCCAAACTGGCGGCGCGGCGCTTCATCCTCGGGCCAATTGCCAACGCGCTTTCTGGTGCCCTGAGCGGTGCGGGCGGATTGTTCGCGAACATCCTGCACGCCGGTGGTGTGGTCGGATCCCCAGCGCCCGGCCGGATGGTGCCAGCCATGGCCTTCGCCAATGCTCCGCGCATGCATGCGGGCGGTTGGGCCGGGATCAAGCCTGACGAGGTTCCGGCAATCTTGCAGCGCGGTGAGAGGGTTTTGTCACGACGCGAGGCGGCTGGCTACGGCCAAGGGCAGCCGTCTGCGCCCGCTGTCAATGTCACCATCAATGCCCGCGATGCCGAAAGCTTCCGGCAATCCCGCACGCAGGTCGCAGCCGACATTGCCCGGGCGGTGTCGCTGGGCCGGAGGGGGATGTAATGGCGTTTCACGAGGTTCGGTTCCCCGACAATATCAGCCGTGGCGCGCGCGGCGGCCCGGAACGGCGCACCCAAATTGTCGAGCTTGCGAGCGGCGATGAGGAACGCAACGCCAGCTGGGCCGACAGCCGTCGTCGCTATGACGTCGCCTATGGCATCCGGCGTGCCGATGATCTCGCATCAGTCGTTGCCTTCTTCGAGGCTCGCAACGGTCGCCTGCATGGGTTTCGGTACAAGGATTGGGCAGATTACAAATCTGGCCTGCCGTCGCAGCCGATCACCCCCACCGACCAGCAAATCGGAACAGGAAACGGCAGCCTAAAAACCTTCCAACTGGCCAAACGCTATATCTCCGGCGCGCAAAGCTGGACGCGGACAATTGCCAAACCCGTGGCAGGCACGGTTCGCGTGGCGCTGGGCATGGTTGAGCAGATGTCGGGTTGGGCCGTCGATACCAGCACCGGTGTCGTCACCTTCACCACAGCCCCCGCCAATGGCGTGATCATCCGCGCCGGGTTTGAATTCGATGTGCCGGTGCGTTTCGACACGGATGTGCTCGACGTCACCCTTGATATTGAACGGCTGGGATCGATCACATCCATTCCGCTGCTGGAGATCCGCAGATGAAAACTCTTAGCTCAGCGCTGCAGGCGCATCTCGACGATGGCACCACCTCCTTGTCTTGGTGTTGGCGGATTTCACGGGCAGATGGTGTCGCGCTGGGCTTCACAGATCATGATCGCGCGCTGGCGTTCGATGGTACCGCGTTTGAGCCAGAGAGTGGTTTCGCCGCTTCCGAAATCCGGTCGGGCTCGGATTTGGCCGTCGATGCGCAGGACGCAAGTGGCGTGCTGACGTCCGACCGGATCACGGAAACCGACATCCTTGACGGGCGCTGGGACAATGCGGCGGTCGAGCTGTGGCGGGTGAATTGGGCCGACACCAGCCAGCGCGTGCTGTTGCGCCGGGGTGCAGTGGGCCAAATCCGGCGCGGGCGAATGGCTTTTGTGGCCGAGGTCCGGTCGCTTGCGCATGTGCTGGGCCAGACCGTCGGGCGGACGTTTCAGGCGGGGTGTGATGCCCGATTGGGCGATTCCCGCTGCCGGATCAATTTGGAAAACGCTGTCTACAAGGGCATCGGTGCCGTGACCGACCTGTTGCGTGACCGGGCGTTCTTGGCCACGGGGTTGTCCGGTTTTGACACTGGATGGTTCACTTCCGGCACGATCACCTGGACCAGCGGTGCCAATGCCGGGCGCATCGCGGAAGTTTTGGCGCATGGCATTGCTGATGCAATCGCCACCCTGACCCTGCTGGAAGCACCCGTGCGCGCCATCGCTGAGGGCGACAGTTTCATCGCGCGCGCAGGCTGCGACAAGCGCATCGCGACCTGCGGGACGAAGTTCGCCAACACCGCCAACTTCCGGGGCTTTCCCAACATTCCCGGCCAGGACGCCGTGCTGCGCTATGCCAGCCAGGATGGCGGCCATGAAGGTGGCGTGCTGTGAGCCTTTCTCATTCTGTGACCGATCCCGACTTGGTCATAGCCGTCGAGCGGTCATGGCTTGGCACGCCATATCACGATCAAGCCAGCCTGCGCGGAGTCGGCTGCGATTGCCTTGGCCTCGCACGCGGCGTTTGGCGTGAGGTTGTGGGCGAAGAGCCGTTCCCCATTCCACCCTACAGCCGGGATTGGGGAGAGACTGGACCACGCGAAGTCCTAGCGGATGGTGCGCGCCAGATGATGCCGGAAATCAAGCCCGCCAAAGCCGGTCCCGGCGCGCTCATCCTGTTCCGGATGGCACCTCGCGCAATCGCCAAGCATGTCGGGATCCTCACCGCGCCTGACAGCTTCATCCATTCCTATGAACGGCTTGGCGTCGTCGATGAGTTTCTGACCCCCATTTGGCGGCGGCGCATTGCCTTTGCCTTCCTGTTTCCGCTCCCAAGCAGCATCTGAGATTTTCACAATGGCAACACTAGTCCTCGGCGCCGTCGGCTCCGCAATCGGTGCTGGCTTTGGCGGGGCCATCCTCGGTTTTTCCGGTGCTGCCATCGGTGGTTTCATCGGCTCCACCATCGGGTCGGTCGTCGACAGCTGGATTGTATCATCGCTGGCACCGGCACAGCGCATCGAAGGCGCGCGCCTCGACAGTTTGAGGATTACATCCTCGACCGAAGGTGCCGTGATCCCGCGCCTGTTCGGGCGGATGCGGATCGGCGGCAATATCATCTGGGCGACCGATTTCCGCGAGGAAACCAAGACCACCCGCCAAGGTGGTGGAAAGGGCAGCGGTCCGAAGGTCACCACCACCGATTACGTCTATTATGCGAGCTTCGCCGTGGCGCTGTGCGAGGGCGAGATCACCGGTATTGGCCGCGTCTGGGCGGACGGCAAGGCGATGGATACGACGGGCGTCACATGGCGCTGGTATCCAGGCGACGAGGCGCAAAGCCCTGATCCGTTCATTTCGGCCAAGATGCGCGCGGCCAACACGCCCGCCTATCGCGGCACCGCCTATGTGGTCTTCGAGGAATTGGACCTAAGCGGTTTCGGCAATCGCCTGCCGCAGATCAGCTTTGAAGTGTTCCGGCCGTTGGCGGATCCCGGCACGGCCGAAGGGCTGGTCAAAGCGGTCACCCTTATCCCGGCCTCGGGCGAATTCAGCTATGCCACCGCGCCGGTCAAGAAATCCAGCGGTGCTGGCGGCGCGACCGTCGCCGAGAACCTGAATGCGATTTCCGATACTGCCGATATCGTCGTGGCGCTGGATCGCCTGCAATCCATGGCCCCGGCGGTCGAGAGCGTCAGCCTGGTCGTGGCGTGGTTCGGCGATGATCTACGCGCAGGCAATTGCAAGGTTCGGCCCGGTGTCGAGGTCTCAGTAAAGACCACGACGCCTTCGGCATGGGTCGTGAATGGCGTGTCACGCGCAGATGCCTTTCTGGTCAGCCGCGATGCCGAAGACCGTCCTGTCTATGGCGGCACGCCAGCTGACTTTGCCGTGGTGCAAGCGATCCAGGAGATGAAGGCGCGCGGCTTGCGCGTCACCTTCTATCCCTTCATCCTGATGGACGTCCCGCCCGGCAATACCAAGCCAAACCCTTACAGCGCCAATGCCGCCAGCTCTGGCCAGCCGACCTTCCCATGGCGAGGCCGGATCACCTGTTCTCCGGCGGCAGGCTTTGCAGGTTCGGTCGACAAGACCGCCAACGCTGCGACGCAGGTCTCTGCCCTGTTCGGCACCGCGACACCCGCCAGTTTCAGCGTCTCCGGCGAGAATGTCGGCTGGACTGGCCCCGTCGGCGAATGGGGCCTGCGCCGGATGATCCTGCACTATGCACATCTGTGCAAAGCAGCTGGGGGCGTCGATGCTTTCCTGATCGGGTCAGAAATGCCCGGCCTGACTACCATCCGCAGCGGGGCAAGCACCTATCCTGCCGTCACCGCCTACAAATCCCTCGCCTCGTCCGTCCGGACCATCCTCGGCGCTGGGCCCAAGATTGGCTATGCGTCTGACTGGTCGGAGTAT